AACGCTATGAGCGCGCATACATAGTTAGTAACGCAAAGAAAATTGAATCGGACGGTAATGAAAAATATATTAGACGATTATCCAGTATATTTTATCCGAACTTTTCTAAAGCAGAAGATGTTCAAATTCTTTCACAGGAAGGTGATAGGTTAGATATTCTTGCACAAGAATACTATAATGATCCAGCACTTTGGTTTGTTATAGCTAAAGTTAATAATTTGGGAAAAGGAAGTTTGAATGTTCCAGGTGGAATGATATTACGAATACCATACTATCAGGAAGATACTGGTATACTTTCATTATTGGATAATTATAATACTTGGAGGTAAACAATGCCTACATGGTCTTCTGGTTATGAAAATCCATTTTATCATGCATCACTTGGTTATGTAAGAGGTGAACTTAATTCAAGGGCGATCAATGCAGGTGCTAAAGTAAGAGCAGGAAAAACTAATAAAGCACTTGAATGGTCATATGGAAAAACAGCATACGGTCACGTAACGGGTGGCGGTGTTACATTAGGGTTTCCTGGAACTAAAGTAATGTCTAATTCAAAAGGTGATTTAACATTATATAATTCACGTAATACGCCAAAGTTTCCATTATTGATGGGGATAGATGTTACAAATGATGGAGCTTTGGGTTCTTTGTTACGAGGTAAGTTTACCTTTACATATTTTCCACAGCTCGGTAGTAGTGGATTCAGCATGGCTGGAATTGATAAAGCGTTCTTCACTCCTGGAAAAGATGTTGTTCTTTCTTGGGGTTGGAGTTATGGTGGAGCTGGTTCAAGACAATCGTTTACTGGAATAGTTAATAATTTTAATTGGTCGTTCAATGCGGATTTATCAATGACTGCTGACTGTTCTGTTGTATCTGCCGCAACTATTGCACTCGGTATGTCAGGTGATCAAAGTGTAAAGTCGGGTGATGGTGAGCCTCCAGTAGAAACAGTAGATCCAACTGAAGTTGCAATACCGGCAAGTAATTTATCTTCGGTTATTGATGCTGATTTAGGACTTGGTGATAAAGAACCAGACGCAGAGCCACCAGTAGATCCAAAAGATCCACCAATAGTAACAGATGCGGGTGGCGCTGGTATTCCTGTGTTTGAACCAAAGACGGCAGGTGAGGTATTTCCTTTACCAAAAGGTAATACTGTTAATAAATATTTAGATTATATTGGCATTGGGTGGCCATTTCAAGATAGTGAACCAGACGAAGAAGAAGTTGATGCAAAAGACCCACCAGATGACCCACCAATAGATGGTGAAGGTGCAGCGGTAAAACCATTTTGGTATATTACAGTTGCAACACTTGTGGATTTTACAAATATGTTGGTAGAAAAGTTTGAAGGTACAGGGAATGCTACTGCACTTGGCAGAATAATAGAAGTGAGTTGTAACAAGAATTACACACAAGGATATACAGATGGTTCTGTAAAATCGGCATACCCGATAGATGTTATTTTTCCCAACGCCGCCATGGGTTCTTATGGAGATTGCGTACCAGGATATGGTTTAGACGGTCTTTTCGGTACTGGTAATAAAATTTATATAGATGGTATTTTACTTGGAGTTGACTGGGTTAAAAAGGCGTATGATGAGTTTGTGGTAGACAACGCTGCAAATATACCATATAAGAATATTACAAAGTTTCTTGAAAGTGTATTAAAGCGAATAAATATTGCTTCTGGTGACATATACCAAATATCAGCAGTCTTATGTGAACCACCGAATAATTTTGATGGTGCTGTTAGTGGTGGTATATCAAAAACAATATTATCGATTGAGGACGCAAATATTGGACAAGCTATTACAGACGCGGTTGACAGTAAGGCAATCAAATTTGAAGCAACTATATTCAAGCCACTTATAAAATCTGTTAGTATATCATCGAAACCACCTGCAGCAATGACTGCTGCTGCTTATACACAGGTTCGGGGTGGTAAGGCTGCCAATCTTGAAACACCAACTGGTGCGGATGGTGGTAGGAGTTCAGTACTTAATGAAATGAAAAAGGCAGAAGCAAATTTTACAAAAACTGGTTTTAATTTATCTTGGTGTGAGGCATATCGTGGTTTACAGAGCAAGATGAAAAAATTAGGAAACGGAAAGGGTGATCATTGGATTAATCAAGCGCTGTATCCAGTTGACTTTACGGTAACTATTGATGGTATTAGTGGATTTAGATTTGGTGATGTTATAAAAACATCGTTAATTCCGTCAGCATACAGTAATGCAGGTTTAGTATTTGTTGTTACTAAAATAGATCATAAAATTACTGCAGGTGGTTGGGAAACTACATTATCAACTGCTGCCAGACTTACCGGTAAATTAGGATAAGGAATACTATGGCAAAAAGAAGAAAAATATATTATCCCGATGAACAGATAGAGAAAAATCTCTTTACTGCCGGTAGGGAATATATGCTTTTAGATAATTGGCAAGAATATTCTGGATATTATCATAGGTACGCAGGTAAGGAAGTATTTACTGAAAAGGAATGGGATCCTAACAAATCAAACAGATTAATCCGCTTCAAAGAAGGAACAAATACATATTTCAAATATTTGGATTTGAAACAATTTACTGTATTATCAAACGGTGATAAAAGAAAGATAATTGGGGAAACTACTCAATTTTACAGATACCGTGCACCAAGAGTTGTTGTAGTAAAACCAACTTCTGAAAACTTGAAGAAAGGGAAGATACTAAGATATTTCGTTTATAAAAGAAATGAACCAGAACGTGTATTTTTTGAAATAGATGCAAATCAAGTAAAAAATTACTCTTCACTTAATAAAGGAATAAATCATATATTATATGGATTAGTTAACATTACTTGGAAAGTAGATGGACCAGAATACGATATTTATAGTGGTTCTATTTTAATGAAGCCTGGTGTACACGATACAAATAAAAGAATTGTATTGAGGAATTCAAAAAAATACCCTATGTTAGCGAAAGTAGTAACTAACTTTAGAAAATATTCTAAATATGATACTGGCTTATCACAAAGTACCGGTTGTATTAATTGTAAATAAAATTTTATGTTTCAAGATAAATCGTGCGTTTGTGTTCCATTACTTTCAAATTGGAACAAACATTCTTCTGATACCGCAGTAATTGGTCTGTACTTTCGATTCACCGATGGTACAGATAGGTATATTAACTTTACACATCCAGATGAACTAGATTCCGATATTCAATTAACTCAGATTAAGTTATCCTCAACTTCTCTTGTGTTTAACAAGAAGGCAATGCTTTATCATGGGTTCAATGAAGGTATTGATTTGAATTCATACTTACATTATTACGCTGGTGATAGTATTAATCCAAGAGAATTTTATCCAAAGGGGATGGAAGTTTTATCCACTAAGTTCTTTAGAATAGAAGATTTAGGTCATGTTATACCGTTGGCGAATCAATTGGAGTGGGCAAAGAAGATTGGGGAATATGTTTTGGGGTTTGAACAGTTTAGAAGTGAAATGACAATAACTGAACAATGTATTGATTATTGCAATGACTTTACTAATGTTTTTTATGAAATAGAAAAGAATGAAATTCTTGTTGGTGATGAACGTAAAAAGCAAAACTATATGTGGTATACCGCAACAAGTAGACCGAGCAATGCGTGGAATAACTTTAACTTTTCTGCATTGAATAAAAAAGACGGTACACGGAATAAAATTCACTCAAGATTTGAAGGTGGGAAAATAGTTCAGTTTGATTATGACGCTTTCCATATTAAGTTATTAGCAAAGATTTTAGATTATAAATTCGATTACCACCCATATGAACAAATAAAAGCAGAATTAGGAATGAATGGTGAGTATGACGCATTCAAAACAAGAGTGTTTCAAAACATCTATGGTAGAATAACACCAGACTTTATTCAACATCCATTCTTCCAACGTGTACAAGTGGTTATAGATCAGTTGTGGGAAGGGTATGAAAAGGATGGTTATGTTGATTCTCACTTCTATGGCAAACTATTCAGAGGTATTCAAGATCCAACACCGAATAAAGTATTTAATTATATACTTCAATCGTTAGAAACTGAATATAATGTGAAAAAGATTAAAACTGTTTTACCTGTTATTAACGATAAAAAGTCCATTTTCTCTATGTATTTGTACGATGCGTTCGTGTTTGATATACATCCAGACGAAGAAAACCTAATAAATCTATTAAAAAATATTTTTGAAACTGATGGAATGACAGTAAAAGTTTATGCTGGTGATGACTTTGGTGCTATTAAAAGAATTTAATTTGATATTTATGTAAGTACAATTTATGTAAAAATTGAGAGAGAATTATTGAAAACGCAGTTGGTATGTACTTTTGCTAAAAAATATCAAATAGAAAGAACGCTGGATAATATAAAAGAAAATTTTAATGTATTAAACAACAAAGTTTTCTTATTCCGTTCTTTTGATGTTAAAGATGAATGCATCCTTTCTTATAATATTATAATGGATACATATAAAAAGTTTTTACCCAATTCAATCATGGTTCATCAGAAGAAAGAAACAAATACGATATATACGATAAACGCTTTAAACGAACTGATTATGAACTTGAATAATGGTGTATTGGATAAAACGTATCCTATTGAATGGGAAAGATATAGAAATTGTGCTTTATTGAAAAATAAAGACGGTTTCAAGGTTGTTAAAATAATACTAGTTAATATATATAATTTATAAACAATTATATTTATAGTATATGTATTACATTATATATTAGAAGAAAATATGAAAAAAGAAGAACTTGTAGAAGTAATTACACAGAGAGTACTTGAAACACTCAGCGAACGAATTTCATTATTGGAATCGAGTGGATTTGATATTATATTCAGTTCTCTTAGAAAAGAGTTGAATAAAATAACTATACTTCCAGATAATGTAATTGACGCAAGCCAGTATAAAGAACACGAATTAGTCGATGCTTTGAAGAAAATTGGTTATGAGTATAAAAAACCAATGGGTAATAAACTACATTTTTTTAATAAAAAAACAAGTATAAGTCTTTATCTAATTCAGAAAACTTTGAAAATAACACTTATGCCATAAGAGACATTAAATGAAAAAAACACAGACTAAAAAAGTACGTATTATTAAAGAAGATGTTTCTTCTGCAAATATAAGCCCCATAAGTTACATGGTGTTTATAGATATTTCTAGTTATCTATCCAAAGGTCGTGGTTTATTAAATTCTATGTTTTCAAGTAAAGCAACTGAATCTATTACAAAATGGTTTGGTAGAGTAAAAGAAGACGAAACTTATAAGGAAAATGAAGAGGCATTCAAAGCCATTTCTTCAAGATTTATGGGCAATCCTATTTTGAAAAAACTTTATAGTTCAATAGACAAACTTAAAACCATTTCAACTGGCGAAACAGATCAAAGTGAAAGAGATAAAGATATTGAAAACTTATTGGGTAAAATAAGTTTATTTATTAAAAATAGACTTACAAAAAAAGACAGGGAACTTATTGGTAAAATTTCAACTGTAGTTAATTCGATTGGTAATAATATTTCTTCTACCATAAAATCAGACTTAGAAGTAATGACAAAAGCAGAAGCACCTGCACCAATCCAGTCAAAATCTAATGAAGAAAAACCAAAAGTAGAAGGAAAAGTAAATGAAAGACTAAAAAATAAGTTGCGTAAGAAAATCAAAGAAATAATTAGAACTCAGATGCTAACCCCAAAATTAACTAAAGAAACTCCATTGTATGACATTGCAGCCCTTATTAGGAAAGATTGGAAGAATGTTTATCTCGGTGCTAAACCTTATCTTGATGCAATGAGTAAGCTCACTAATATATCAGATAGACATGGTGCAGATGATGCTAAAACTATTGTTCTTTATTTTCTTTCTAATGCTTCTGCATGGAGAGGAGATACAGCAAAGGCAGTAAAGGCTCATCTTAAATCATTAGTCAAGTAAATATTATTTTACATAACATTATTAAATTAAAGTAAATTGAGAGTGGGTATAATGAAAAAGCAAAAAGACTTAGTGAAAAAAAACAATAAATGTACGTGATAAAGTTAATAGATATATTAAAAGAAATGGGGATTGATAAAGGTGCGTTCCATGGATTTGGAATGAAACCACAAGATATGCGTGTTGATAGTTGCAATGTGGAATGGACAAGTCCAGACCAAGATACTGGTTGCCCTGCGTTTTCTGATTCAACTAAAATTACAGAAGAAGATATTACCAAGGCAATCGAATATCTAAATACGGAAAAACTAAAAACATTAATAGCATATTCAAGGGGTGGTGCAATATTATTACAAGCGTTATCTATGGGTGCTAAGAAACCATCAACAGTTTATTTAGTGGCTCCTGCTTGGAATAGACAATGGCCTACTGTGAGTTTAACTGGTTCTGAAGTAAACGGAAGTGGTGCAATAATTCATGGTGGTAGTGATAATGTAGTTCCATTAAAACATTCTGTAATATTAGCAAAGGCAAGTGGTATGCCATTATATGTGTTCCTTGGAATGAATCATGTTAGCATATTAAAAAACAAAGATAATCCAACTTCTGGAATACTATTGAAAAATTTAGAAAATGCTATGGAGGTTTTGCCAGATTGGGGTGCAAGTGGAAAAGCAACGGAAGAAGAGTTAAAAATGCAAGAAGAGTTTATAAATAATATTTGAGAAAAATTATCAGTAAATTAAGTGTATTATTAAATGAAGTTAGAGACTTCAGAAAAAATGCAATAGATAATGCTAAATTTCGCCTTAGAGAAACATTCATTAATGAAGAAGGTGAAGACAAATCACAAGATGAAATAAAGGCAATTCTGAAAAAAGATTACTCTTCTTTTGTTAAAGAGTTGGGTGATAATATAAAAGATGAAAAATTTCTAAACGCTATAAAATCACTTTCTAACACATCACCTCTTAAAGTATCAGGAATGTCTCCCGTAGTTACAGATTTACAACCAACACAGAATGAAGTTATAATGGATAAATCTTTAAGTTATCCACTAACAGATGTACCAAGTGCCGAACAATACTTAAAAGGTGGAGTGGTTGCCGTTGCAGGTAAATCAATTATAACATCAGGTGGTGGTAAGTATGTAATAGATGGACATCACAGATGGTCGCAAGTGTTGTGTATCAATCCAGACGCTAAAATTAAAGCATTAGATTTAACAGACATTAAAAAACCGATTGAAGCATTAAAAGCAACACAGATTGGAATAGCTGCACAAACAGGTGCAGTTCCAACCGCAGCAGGTGGTGGAGTAAACCTTTTTACAGTTGGTGAGGGTGAGTTAAAAAAATATGTTATTGATAAAATAAAAGAACCAGTTGTTGCTGTATTTGAAAAATATGGTAAAGGTGATACACCAGAAACAATTGCAGATTATATTTGGGAAAATGTTCAAATACTTAAAAAACAATCTCCCCCAGTAGCAGGTGCACCTAAACGTGATGTGATGCCACAAACAGATGATGCACCACAATGGGTTGACAATACTTTCAATGTAGAACAAATACCAGAAGAATTAACTAATCGATTCAAAGAACTATTACGGTATAACAACAGAAATAAATAAAATCACTGGGGACAAAATGTCCCCATGTTTATTTTACATAAGATTTGAATATTAAACATTAAAACATTATATTTGTACTAACATATTGAACGATATGAGTTCAACATTATTTATTATTTATTAAGGAGTTACATCATGGCTATCAATCTTGATGCAATTAAAAATCGTTTGTCTTCATTAAAAAACACAAACAATCGTGTTTCAAACATTTGGAAACCAGAACCAGGTGAACATCAAATCCGAATTGTTCCTTATGTTCACAACTTAGAAAATCCATTCATTGACCTTTACTTTCATTACAACATAGGAAAGCGGTCTATTCTTTCTCCTGTAACATATGGTCGCCCTGACCCTATTCTTGAGTTTGCTGAGAAGTTAAAACAAACAGGTGACAAAGAAGATTGGCTAATGGGAAGAAAGCTCGAACCAAAAATGAGAACATATTTACCAGTTATTATCCGTGGACAAGAATCTGAGGGTGTAAAGTTTTGGGGATTTGGTAAAATGATTTATGAAGAACTTTTAACATTTTTTGCTGATGAAGATTACGGTGATTTATCCGATCCTAAAAATGGGCGTGATATTGTAGTTACTGTTAAGTCAGCAGAAGAAATCGGTAAGTCTTATGCAGAAACATCTATTCGTGTTAAACCAAAACAAACACCACTTACAGAAAATGCTGCGGTTCTTGAGAAAGTTAAACAGCAACCAAAAATCAATGAACTTTATCCAGAACCAACTTATGATGAATTAAAATCCCAATTACAAACTTGGATGGGAACTACACACGAAGATGTTGTAAAAAGTTCTACAAACAACACATATGGTAAAACCAGTAATTCAGAAGAACATACAAAAGCGGTAACTTCTTCAACAGTTGCTTCTTCTTTCGATGACTTATTTTAATAGGGATATACGTTATGGCAAAATCAAAGAGTGACTTATCCGATGAACTCGGTGGAGTTATTGCAGAAACAATAAATAAAAAGTTCAAAGAACAGCATTTTAAAACCGCTTATTTTCTTGAGGGTGATAGTGATGCACCCACGATTGTAAAAGAATGGGTTGGTACTGGCTCAACAATTCTTGATTTGGCAATTTCAAATCGTAAGAATGGTGGATTTCCAGTAGGTAGAGTGTGTGAAATAACAGGATTAGAACAATCAGGTAAATCTCTATTAGCAGCACACGCTCTACTAAACACTCAAAGAAAAGGCGGACTTGCAGTTTACATAGACACAGAAAATGCTATCTCTACTGAATATCTAACCGCAATTGGTTTGAACCTTAAAGACATGCTCTACATTCCATTGGATACAATGGAAGATGTGTTTGAAGCGGTTGAGGTTATTATTGAGAAGGTTCGTTCTTCCGATAAAAATAAATTGGTTACAATAGTTATTGATTCTATTGCCGGTGCATCTACTAAAACAGAGATGGCTGCAGATTTTGATAAAGATGGTTATGCTACTGCAAAGGCACTTATCATTTCAAAGGCAATGAGAAAAATAACAAATTTAATCGGTAGAGAACGCATTTGTCTTATTATCACAAATCAACTTCGTCAAAAACTAAATGCACCTGCATTTTCAGACCAATGGACTGCACCCGGTGGTAAAGCACTTCCGTTTCATGCTTCCGTTCGTATTCGTCTCTCTTCAATCGGTTCAATTAAAGTAAAGGTTGAAGGACATGATGAAATCGTTGGTTCAAGAGTAAAGGCTAAATTAGTAAAGAACAGAGTTGGTCCACCACTACGAGAATGTGAATACGAGATTTATTTTGATTCTGGCATAGATGACTACAGTAGTTGGCTTACCACGATGAAAGATTATAACCTTGTTGCACAAGCAGGTGCTTGGTATTCATGGACAAACAAAGAAACGGGCGAAGTTATTAAATTTCAATCGAAAGATTTTGTTGAAAAAATTATGAATCATCCAAAATTAAAAGAAATGGTTTATGATGAAATTGCTGATAAAGTAATTATGAAATACCAACAACTTGACTCTGCTCGTATTGATGAAGTAATTATTTCAAATCAGTCAATTGATACAGACGCATAATGAACAAGTATCAGAAACTACTTCAAGAAATAGAAACTGAGAAAGAACTACAAGGTAATTTACACCGCGATAGTAAGGTTTTGATTGTAGATGGGATGAACTTATTTATAAGAACATTCTCGGCTATTCCTTCATTAAATGAAGATGGTCAACATATTGGTGGTCTATCTGGCTTTCTCAAATCACTTGCTGCAACAATTCGTATGACGAATCCAACACGAGTCGTGATTGTCTTTGATGGGAAGGGTGGTTCACTAAGAAGAAAGAAAATATATTCAAATTACAAGGAAGGTAGAGCAAATAAATCTAAATTAAATAGGGTTGCGGGTTTTGAGAATCTTGAGGATGAACAAAAGTCTATGAGGTTTCAACTGTTTCGTCTGTTTACTTATTTACAGAATTTGCCATTAACCATTATATCGATGGATAATATTGAGGCTGATGATGTTATTGCCTACCTTTCTTTTTATTTGAAAGAAAAATCTGTTATATTATCGAATGATAGAGATTTTTTACAGTTGGTATCAGAACAAGTTTCTGTGTATTTACCAACGAAAAAAAAGTTATATACACCAGAAAATCTATTAGAAGAAACTGGAGTATGGTGTGAGAATTTTATTTTATTCAAAGCATTATTAGGCGATAAGAGTGATAACATTAAAGGTATTAGTGGGTTTGGTGAAAAAACAATATTGAAACACTTCCCAATACTTTCAGAAAAAAGAAAAATTGATTTAGATATGTTCGTAGAATTTTGTAAATTGTATGATAATAAATCTAAAGCAATCAATGAACTCAAAAATAACATTAGTGTATTAGAAACTAACTATAAGCTTATGCAATTACACGATGTTGATATTTCACAAAGTTTTAAATCATCTATACGTGGCATGGTCGATGGTGAAATCCAAAAACTAAATAAAATTGAATTGGACAAATTATTTATAGTAGATAAATTATACTCTGCTATACCTAATTTTGAACACTGGTTACAAAGAAATTTTGGAAATCTAAATACGATTCGGAATATATATGCAGGATAATTTATCCCAATACGGTCAAACGTTTCAAACAAAAGTAATTATTTCACTATTGAAAGATAGAGAATTCTTACAACAAGTGTCAGACCTTATAGATCCAACTTATTTTGAATCACAGGCAAACTCTTGGTTAGTTGAGAAGATTATTTCTTATTATGAGAAATATAAAAGCCCACCAACATCAGATGTATTCAAATCTGAATTACTAGTGGTAGAAGATAAAATATTGAAAACAAC